ACAGAATTGTCTACAAATGGTCTTGCTGCACATATTGGAACGCATCTTCCTTCTATCTCGGTAAGTTTATCATCCCGCTTTTTCAGTTCTTCATCGGTTTGGGTTTTGTCATAGTAATCCTGCTCGAGCTTGTTTATGTGTTCCAGCATTGCCGTGCCTATACGGGTGGATGTGTTCTGTTTGTTTGTTTTTTCGTCGCGGATCTGGATGGCCAGTTGCTTTAATTCTTCGAATGTTTTTGTTGCCATAATTCTGAGTTTTTTACGAAGTAAACTTACCGAGTTAGATTTCAAAAAGACATTGTTTTATTTACGCTTGTGCGTTCCGTATAAACGTGATTTGAGAGTAGTGCTGCGTTTGTGGTTTGCTTCCTCAATTTTATCGACAAGCAAACCGCAGAACTCTTCGCCGTACATGTAGGCCATCTGTTCCTTCAGCACCATGATAGATGCAAAGTAGGGGCGGGAAAACCATTCTCGAGGTTTACGCGGATTGCCGGATGTATAGTATCCACCGGGCTTAGGGCCAACTTTGCGAGGTACATTTAACCCGTGTTCCTCACGATAAACCGGGTTTAATATCTCTAAGTCACCGCCGTTACCTTTGGTATATCCGTTGCCGACACCCATGTCTTGGTATATGCCGTACTCCAGGAACTTGTGCTGGATGGTGGATACCGAGTCGGTGGCAGATATGACGTTATCGCGTATCTGCTGGTGAAGTGAGTAGGTATTAATGACGTGCAGCCTCTCAATCTTTTCACGCCAGATATTCACCATCATTTCTGCCCAGGCTTCCTGATATTTTCTGCGGTCTTCATCGGTAGCCGCCGGCCTGTTTGTGTCTGTATTAGCCATTCCACTCGTCCTCCTTATAACATAAATCCGTAGGTTCGGTCAGTTCGACCATAAAGTACAGGCCGGTGCATCCGGAAATAAAGTATTCACCCAGTTCACGGGTGTAGATGCGGGATACATTCAGGAAGGATAAATCCAGGTCTTCGTAGATGTATTTGTCACGAATCATTCGGGAGTGGAACTGTCTGAATATCTGTCGGCAAATGTCCAGCTTTGCCGCACGCTCGGTCATGTCGTCGTAGCGGTAACGAATCAGGAGGAATACTGTGAAGGTGCGCTTCTTGAACCAGCCGCCTCCGATTTGTTCGGTAGCTGCGTCGTTGGTATCGTCGACACAGACGAAAGCAGATTGTTTCCGGAAATTGTCGAGCACATCCTGGAGCGAATTGATACCGCTGCAGGAACATGGAAAGAATGAGTTGGCTTTGGCCAGCTTGTTCTTTTCGGTCAGTTCTTTAAAATAGGCGTGGCCGTCAAAGAATTTACTTGTGTCCATTTTGTTTTGATTTTAGAATTTGAATATCGTGTGCTTTGGCGTCCAGCTCGGTCAGGGCCCGCCAGCAGTCCATCTGAAGGACTTCCTTTTCTTTTGTCACGTCACCGCCGGTCAGTGCCCGGATTTGGGCATTCATCGCGCCCATCAGGTCGGGCAGTTCCGGCTGATCAGCGTCGGTCCTCTGGTGGAACGGCTGAAAGAAATGGGGAAAAAGGGAGGAAAAGTACAGTTTGATGCTGCCCCACCAGAGGAATACGGAAACCAGTTCGTATTCCTTGATGCGGGAAAAGGCGGCTTGCAGTGAGCCTCTGACACTCGGCTTCTTCTTGTAGAGGAAGCTATAAAGGGCCTTGAGCTGGGAAATGTCCTGCGAATACAGGTAGCCCTGGTAGTGGTTCTCACAACAAAGGTAATCTTCGAAACTCAGGCCGTGCAGCAGTGCATCGATGGCATACCGACCGCCTATCCTGTCCAGCCGGACGGGATAAGCGTTGGGTTCGGAGATGAAATCAATCTGTCGGAGGAAGCTGCGCACCTGCCAGTCCTGGAGGATGAACCTCAGTTTCTTGTGCCAGTTCAGGCGGAAGGTGCAGAGCCATCCTCCTTTCACTCGCTTCCGGACACGGATTCCGGTGAAGCGCATGAAGACGTAAGTCTTAGCCTTGACCGGAGAAAACAGGGTGATGACCAGGAACACGTACCGAAGCTGTTCCTGGTTGAGCTGCTGCCAGGAAGTGGGGAACCGGAAGTCGAGGATTCTACCCCCAAAAGTATGTGGAATCATCTTTTTCATTCTGATAAGTCTGGAAATGTTTGACTTTGTAGGCCTCGGAGTCCTTGTAGCTGGTGAATACCTCTACTTTGGATTCCGCGTAGTTCTCGATGCGTTCCAGCATGCTCTTTGCTGCCGGCCAGTTCTTTGCGATGCAGAAGCCGATGAACTTGCACATGTAGTCGGCCATGGCAGACTCTTCTTTGGTGAACGCATTGTGCCGGGCCTGTTCGAGGATGTGGTCGAAGAATTCGGCCGAGACGTGCTGCCGTATCTTTTCTTCTGCCTGGTACATCTTTGTCCGGAACTCGAGCAGCTTGGAACGGTGTACGTCTGCTGAAGGAAAATCGACGTACATTTTCAGTTGTTTGGCTGTATACATCAGGTTCGGGATGTTGATACGGGCCTGTGCCGTATCTGCCCAGCTGGTACCGACCAGCAGCTCCAGGCACCGGTCGTAGGTATCTTCGGCTGCGTTGGTGACTTGCTGCAGCAGGTTCTTTACTCTGTCGGCCGAAGCCGGGGCCAGATTCTGGTTGGATACCACACCGAAGCCGGTGGGGGTCAGTACCAGGTCGAGTTGTGGTATCTGCTCCTGATAGGTACGCAGACAAACCAGTTTTGTGACCGCCTGCTCGAGTCCGGGAACAGTATCTAATTTGTCTGCCATGTCACCCAGCAGCACGCAGTTGATGCTTTGAAGCGTGTCGTCCAGGTGAGGAGCAATCATATCATACACCTCTGCCGTGGAATTGGTGGCAGAGGAACAAATCTTCTCGAAAATCTCTTGTGAAAATGTGATAGCCATATTGATTCGTTTTAGGATTTGTTTTCAAGATCTGAAGCTGTCTTTTGTTTGGCGTCGGTGTTCTGGTCAAGGGTGGTGAGCAGCACCATGGGTACATCCGGATACACTTTCTCGCTCCAGCCGTTGTACTCGATGACGATGTTATGCGGGATGTTCATCAGGTCGTGGAAAGGAATCTCCAATGCCTGCTTGAGCGTGAACAGCTCTCGCTTGTCTGAACCGGAGTTGTTACTCTGTCCCTTGCCAGGTGTGGCACCTACCAGGTTGGGATGGATGTTGTCTCCGTAGCAGGTGATATTACTGGCTTCCTGAATGTCTTCGCTCCAGTCGCCGCCTTCCTTGCCGGTCTCCACCACATTGATGCGTACCATCCGGACCTCACGGCCATTCGGGTCGATGTAGTATCCGGTTATCCAAACCTTGCCGCTGTTTTCTATTCCGGAAACAAAGTTCTTGATGTTTTCCTTTTCCTTTTTGATACGCTCCATCTTCTTCAGCGGGTCGGTAATGTGCTCTTCCGCACAAATGTTACTCCAGTAGTCCTTGTGTACTTCGACCTGGTACTTTACGCTGGCATGGTTGCGGAGCTTCGCTTTCTTACCTTTCCCAATCAGTCGTTTGATGTCGTACCAGTCGCCCCGGAAAATGCTGGTGTAGTAGGGGATGGGGTAATACTGGAAGCCGGGTGTGGGGAAGCGTACAAGAATAGCGAATTTACGGTCTTCAGTACGGACTCTTGTTTCGCCATCGCGCCCAGGTTCACGCCCCATGAGCACCATCAGGTCGCCCAGCGGGTCGCGCGGATCCAGCAGACGGATGACTTCGTAGTCTTCCGAACTGAGCGAAGCGTTTTCGCGGAAATTGGCATAAATCACGTGATTGATTTTACCCCTTCTGGCCTGTTGGAAACGGCAGTAGCAGGCCTCTTTGTGAATGAGCCGGTTGATTCTTTTGCCGTCTTTAGAAAGAATGATAACTGACACACAGAAAAAGAAATACTTCATGTCTGTGGCCTGCTCGAGCTGGAACAGCGGCAGGCTGTTGTGAATCAGCCAGCGTTTGATTTCGGGATGGGTTGTCGGCTGTCTGGTGTCTACGTCCATGTACTTCAGTCCGGCACCGTAACAGGTGATGACGTTGAACAGCTTGTTCTGACTCATCACTTCGTCGATGCCTATCATCTTGATGATATTAAACGGAAGCTGATTGTCTTCACCGAAATTGATATACGCCATGCCTTTCCGGCCGGGAACAGGCGTAGTCTTTACATTTGCATCTTCATCGAATACCAGGCTGCTGTCTTCTACGGAAGCCATTTCGGTGGCCACGTTGGAAACCTCGATGTCGAATATCTCACCAGGCATGAAGTCGCCGTCGTATTGCAGGATTGTCTTGTCCATATTAAAGGTAAATTGTCATGTTGTTAATTTCGAAAAGGGATATGTCGCGGAAGGAACGGATTACGCCGGATGCCGGAAGGCGAACCCGATGGAGCCCCTGTCGCCAGTGCGAGCCGACGCACACCGCGCCTTTGTATTCCAGAATGTCACCTGTGCTGAGCTTCCATAGCTTCAGGTTGCAGGGCTGCCCAGACTCGAGCAGTCTTAATGCGTCTTTGATATGTATTACGTTCATAAGCTTTAATTGTATGTGTCATCGAATGAGTCGTCGAAAATGTCCGGAAGCAGACGGAGCCGCTGCTGGTACCGGGATGCGAAGATGTAGGATATAGTGAATGCAAACAGTCCGTCGTCTTCATCGCTCCGGCTGGTATTGCTTTCGGTGATGGTTATCGGAATGTCGCCGGATTCATCCATCAGCCAGACTTCGGTAGCCCTTGCTACATCGTCGGTCAGGTTGAACATGCCTTCGGGGATGTAACCTGTATTGAGTGTGTGCTTGCGCTGCTCGTCTACGTAATAGTTCTTGTATTGCCCGGCGAAGTAAGCTGCACTCCGGGTCAGTTCCGGCTCTACCGTATCTCCGCCCACAAAGTAGAATGTCTCGACGCATCCGAACGAGTTCCGGAACTTCAGGCCGACGGACTCCGGTTCGTCCTGGTCTACGCGGAAAGTCTGCTTCCGGGCACCGGCCAGGATGGTGTACCGCAACAGCCGGTAGCCGGACTGGGTAAATCGGGAAGGGGATACGTCTATAGAGTAAATACCGTAGTCGGCCACATTGCCCAGTGAACGGGTGGATTTGAGAAGCTGGTTCTGGTCGTTGACGAAGACACATTCTGCCGTCACTGGAATAGTCGTGCCGCCTGAAGACAAATTTCCGGTAGTAAGGTAGAGGGTTTCCGTGCGGCCAAAGGAGGTTATTTTGTCACGCCCGGCCAAGGTCGTCAGGAAATAGTTCGTCACGAAATCTACTCCACTGCAGGGGATGATGGGACGGCATAACAGCACCGTGAAGGTCTTGCTGATGGTGGTTTCACTGGAAGCAGATACCTCGTAGCTGAACTGAAGCATCGGTGAACCGATAAGGTAAGGCTCCATGAGGGAAAACAAATCAAGAATGTGTATCTGGTTGCTGGCATCCTGAGTATAGGTTTCTTGCAGAATGACCGTATTTGCTTGCTTCAGCACAAAGGTTACCCTTTTGTCTGCGCTGATTGTGAAGTTGTCCAGCTGTGAGGACAGGACGAAATCGGGTATATCTTGTGGAATAGTGAGCATAATTCTTTGTTTTTCTCAAAGATACCCGGCTCCGGAAAGGGGTAAAAAGACAAAAGGTGCAGCGTCCTCACGACGCCACACCTCGATATAAATGTAGAAAAAATGTAATCATCTAAAAACTTACAGTCTATCTGCGCTGCATCATCCATGCCGGCCGTCCATCGGGACCGATGGTGAGTTTGTAATTTAACTCTACCAGGGTAGCGGCAATCTGGTTGATGCTGATTTCTGCCATATCTGACAGCTCATCCTGAATCTGTTGGGATGTCTTGTAGATAACACTGTCGCTCTCCTTATTTACCGGAAGATATTCCTGGAAGTAGCGGAGAAGGATATATTTGTCGAATTTGATTTTATCGGTTGCCATGTTCTGCCTCCTTTCTGTCGTTTAAAGCGCGTTGAATTAAATTACTGAGCTGCTCCATTTCGGGGCGGGTGCAGCATAGTTTTTCACTTCCGTACATAAGAATACTATACTGTTCGAACAGTACCGCTTCCTCTTCGTATGCCTGGTATTTATCGACACGGAATATAGGTTGCTGTGAAGAGTCGGTCATCGCAAACCTCCTTTCTTGCAAAGTAAAATGGAACAAGCAAACCAGCAGAGGCAGGCAATGGCGGCCAGCCAATGGGTGAATACGGAACAGGTTAGGATACAGAAAGAAGCCAGTGTCTGGGAAATGAGCACAGTCTGGCGGTTGGAAACTTTCTCTTCCATGATGGAGGAGAACAATACATTTTCACGGTTAAGCCATAACGATATACGGCTTTGTTTTGCCTGGCTTGCAGGCAGGGCAATTTGATTTTTCATTTTTGTACAGCAGTTTAAAATGAAACAATATGTTTGTTAAATTACGGAGAGGAAACAAAAAAAAGTTCCGCTCCCCGCTGCTGTACACCTGAATCAGGCCGTGGGTCCATTAAGACTCCACACGGGACGGAACTATAAGATATAATAGGCTAGCCTTGGACATAAAAAATGCCCGCAGCAAAGTTATTTGGCGAGCCATCTCGCCTGATTCAAATGTACAGCATTGCAAATATGAGGATTTATTTTGGAATGGCAAAAGAAAAAACGGAAACTTTTTTGAGGTTTCCGCTTTTTCTATAAGTGTTATGTTGGCTATTTAACATAGTCAAAAGACTACAAAATATTTTTATTTTTAATCTCGGGGGAGATAAAAAGGATTCTTTTTTGTAATTATATATTATACTTAAAAGGCATTCGTTGAAGTTTTTTCCTTTATTACTCTTTTAGAAAGATTATTTCTTGAAAGGATATACTGCTCATCTCCATCGGTTGAGACTTCAAAATATTCATTACCTATCTTGCTTATAATCTGTCCAAACAGTTCTTTATTGTTTATATGAAAAGAAACCGTATCTCCTTTTTGAAATTTAGATTCATTTTGATAATCACTCGGTAAAGAAAATCTTATTTTTTCTGTGGCATTTAATTTATAATTTAATTCATTTATTGCATTAAGTATCAGGCTCGTTTCTGTAGTCATTTTATGTGTACTAGGCAAAGCAGCTTTTTCAATAGACAATAAGTTCAATAGTGAATTAAGTTCTTCTTCTTTGGCTGATTCTGTTTCTTGCAAGGCCTTTGTTATTTCTGAAACACTATTATTAACTTCGTCTATTCTTAGATTGGCATTATAAGATAAGGTTCTTATGCTAGATATATCAAAAGGCATATCTGTTTTGTTGTCCCTAATCAAAACGGTTTTTTTGTTAAATGCTTGTCTAAATCCTAGTTCATAAAATACATTGGCATTTCGTGAACTTATGTCACAGATAGCCATATCAGCCTTCAATATCTTTTGTAATATATCGACTATAATAACATTTGCTTTTGACGTATCGTCAGCTCGTATTGGCTCAAATCCTGCATTTTTGCATGCAGGTTTGATAATGTACTCATATACTCGTGTAAAATGCCCTTCGTCATATCCATCCACATCACTTATAGGCATTATGACAAAGCATGTCTTTGAGGGCTTTACTTCTTTGATTTCGTCTTTACTTTTCTCACTCATAAGTTCGTGTTTTTAGGTTAATTATCAGATTTAATTTGAGAGAGTTCTATAAACTCTTTCGTCTCATAATTTATATAATAACCATTGTCTGTGATACCCGCATAGGCTTTATCTCCACCGTTGGATAAAAATATCTGTACAGCTTTGTTAGTGATATGTAATTCTTCAACCATCTGGACAATTTGATTGGAGGTCATTTTTTGGCTTGTAGATACAAATATGCCAGATGGACGTCGTTGAATTATCAATGCTTTAATACCGTCAATGACGCACGCCGATGATTTTGCTTCAGCTTTCTGCTCAATATTTTTAGCTTTGAGTAAAGGTTCTTTTGTACGTATGGCCATACCGGTAATCGTCGTATAATACATGTTGTTCAGGTAAGAACTCGTAATATTAAGATTAATAAGTCCGTTGGCTCCTTTATTAAGCAGTTCTTTGGCAATGTCATCAAAGGCTGTATCTATGTTTACGGAGTATCCTCCAAAGGTATCGATGGCTCCTCGTGTCGTTGAAACTACGCTGCCGATAGGAGTGTAGTCAAAGTTTACGTTATTAGCTTCTGTCACAAAAATACCTTTATCCGTCAATGAGGAATAGTCTTTGATTTCTGTGATAGTCATCTGATCTAACGTAAGGCAAGATGATAGAGGGATGATTAGTGTCAGTAATAATAAGGGTCTGCTCATAATCTTTTTTAGTTTTATAGAGTCACAATTCAAAGAACTTTATAGTAATTTGATATACGATAGTTATTGATTGATACTATTCCCACAGTCCTTCTAACATTAAATGTTATCAGAATAAATTCTGTTGTTGTGGCTCTTTTGCGGATTCTTTGTATTTCTTAATCATGCCGAGCATCAGTTCATCTCTTTCTATACCCTGATTGATTGCTTCAATCATCTGCGGAGTCGTGTTCTTATCTTTCAAGTCCTTCTTGTTCTGACGAAGCTGGCCGCTTGCCCGGGTGTTTAATGATTCAAGTACGATAGATTCTGTAGTGAATTTCAGTTTCCGGTAGGGAGTTGCGCTGGCGTTAATCAGGTCTTCGAGCATCTGGAAGAACTCGTCTTTCTCTCCGCTCTTGAATTTGTTCATCAGGTAATCTGATACTACCACGACGTCAAGGTCTTTGTCGAAGTTCGTGGTTCTGGCATATCCGCCCACATTACCCAGCAGTTGCATGAAGATGTCCAGCCTTCCAGCCATTCCTGGAGAGATAAAGATTTCACGATTGTAGAATGTCAATTCTCCACTGTCCATAAAAGTCTTGAACCACAAAGCGTCGTAGGTCAAGTTTACATTTTCTTTTTTGATAGCCATATTCTTAGTGTTTAGTTATTTCGTTCATGATTTCGCATAATTCTTTCTCGTAAATGATCCGGATGTTCTTTCCTTTGGCATTGAGCTCTTCAATCTTCTTGAGTTTAGCAGGACCAGCACCTTCTCCTACAATGACAATGTTTGTTTTACCAGAAATACCGCGGTCAATATCAGCGCCGAATGATTTTAGGATAGAACCGAGTTCATCACGGTCAGGGTAGGCACAAAAGATGCCTGTAATTACAACTTTCTTTTGGAAGAAAATTGTATCCTTATTTTCTACCTCTTCTTCGGACAAAGGCATCAGGGTGTCATGGTCGTACTTGCGAGCTTCCTTATTTGCCATTACTTCCTTCAGGTCATAATGTGCAAGGTCTTTCGCCAGGTGTCCCTGGTAGCAAAGGTAAAGCTTTGCACAGGCTTCCGCATCAGCCAGTGCGTCGTGATGGTTGACAAGCTGGATGCCGTTTTCTTCACAGCATGCTTTCAGGCCTTTGCCGTACAGTTCGAGTGTATCGACGTAGTGGCTTAGGTCAATTCCGGTCAGGCCATAGTATTCCATACAGCTTCTGAAGATGTTGATGTCTGTGGAGCTGTTGTGACATACAATCGGAAGATCTTCGATGAAGGATTTTAGTAAAGGGAACAATTCGGAGAAGGTGGGGGCATCGGCTACCATCTCATCCGTCAGGCCGTGTACATGGGTGTTACGTTCAGTTCTGGAGTCTGGTATCGGTTTGATAAGTGAGTAGAACTTCTGGCTGATAACCCTGTTGTGGACTCTTACAAGCCCTATGGCGCATGCACTGGTCAGTTCCGGTGTCATGGTTTCAAAGTCTATTGCGACAAAATCTTGTGTTTCCATTTGTGTCTATTAAATTTGTTATAAAAATAATAGTCCAAATGTAATAAAATGTTTATTAAGAGGGCAAAAAATAAGCGGAAACTTTTGGGGAGTTTCCGCTGGGAGATATAAATACTATTTTTTGTTTACACGAGATATTTGTAATCTTATTATTTTTATAAGTTGATTTCCTTCTTGTATGACTTGTTGTAAATCAATACCATTTTCTAGCCCAAAGTCTGTTGAATATCGATAGAAACTATTAAACCTTCTTCTTAATTCTGAATTTGGAGAATGTATTATTTCAAACCTAACTATTAAGCTGTTTAAATAGCTATTTATATTTAATATTTCTTGTTGTTGTTCATTTGTTAAGATGTCATTTTTGACAGCGATTTCTATAATGTTGCCAATTTGTTCTTCTATTTTCTTTAAATCGTTTATTGTTAATTCTTTATTAAATCTATCTTCTGATAATTTCTTTGCAATAAACCATGCAGCACCTATTGCTGAAGATACTGTGACAATAATATTAATCAAATCAGTAAGTTCAACTTCGTTTTTAAATTTCCAGTTTGTTGTCCAAAAATTACAACCATATAATAGGGATATACCGACAGTAATGATTAATATAAGTGACAGAAGGATTTCTGTTATTTTGTTTTGTCCCATATTTCTGTTTTTATATAATCAACTACCCACGGGAAAACTTTTGTTTCAAACTTAATAATTTTCTCTACGTCTTGAACTCCCTTTTCTCGTGCTAATTCACCAAAAGACTGATCTAAAAAAGAACTTGGATAGCCTTTTGTCCCGTCTAAACATATTATTAGTTCTTCATTATTGCATTTAGCTTCTTCATATGCAGGAAGCAATATATCGTCATAGAACTCTTCTCCAGATTTAGGTCCTATACGTCTCCATCTTCCACCTAAAGCTACGCTGAAATCTTGTGCGATATTAATTCTTTTTTCCATTTATCGAAATTGTTTTTATTTATACTAAATGAGTAAAATGTCCCTACAAAATTGACATCTTGTTTTTGATAATAGAATTCATTGTCTAACCATCTTATACAAGCTTTGTTGGTAATTAAAATGAAATCAGAAATCCATTTGTTTTCTACCATTCTAAAGATTTGGGGTAATCCTTTCCCTCTGTGAATATCTTTAGTTGAGGAACCTAAAAGGCCAAGTAAGGAATCTTTTACAATATCTAAATCTTCTTTTTTTTGATAATCTATTGATAATCCAGCTTTCCTGTATGATCCTGCTATACCAATACCCATATCTACAAAAGAAATCTTTACAGACTTGGATTTTGAATCATACCGATGATGCAACCACCAATTAATATCTCTATTTTGTATGCCATGCTCTACGGCATTACCTAAAAGTTCTGTTATTAAGGTGTTGAGCTCGTAGAAATCATAAATGTTTATTTTTTTCAGGTCTTTTTCGATTGCGAAAGTGATATCAGGTGTATATTCTTTTGATTTGTTTTTAAAATCATTCTTTAAATTATCGAAAGTTAAATGTCTGTGATGTACTTGGGAGTCTTCATGTTTGGAAATGACTTTCATAACTGAATCATTTTTGATATCAATTATAATTTTAGTTGTTTTCTCTTTTTTCAAGACGGATTTTTCAACCTGAGCCATAATGACCATATATGCAGAATGTGTAAGACTTTCAATATTTCTAAAGTCTAACAATAGATGTTTGTAAGGGCAACTATATATCTTGTCTATTTTGATCAATAAATTGGGGAAATTATCTCTTGACATATCGGCTTTTGTAGGTAGAATAATTCTTTTTTCGTATGTTTCGTGAATAATCATACGAAAAAAATGAATTACCATTAGAATGATAATTAAAGATAAAGCTATAAATAAAATATTATTATTGAGCATTTAATGAACTTACTAACTACAATAAATTTATTGACTATGGCAAATATACTAAAAAAATATATCTATTTGCTCAAAGAGATAATTAAATTGCATGGAACAATGAAATATAATTAATATGAATCGCAATTTTATTGCGTTTATAATTATACCTTGTCCCCCCGCCGCCCGATTTTGCTTGTGTCAGCAGGCAAAATCGGGCGGCGGGCGGCCGCGACGCTACCCACCTCCCTAAACGCTGCTACGGCCATTTGCAGCCCCTACAGCCTACCTTCGTCCCCGTAGCTGTAATAACTTCCATCCGTTACTATCACGTGGTCAAGAAGCCTGATATTTATAATTCGTCCCGCTTCCAGCAAGGCATGTGTCAGGCGGTCGTCGTCCTTACTTGGTTGAAAATTACCTGACGGGTGATTGTGGCAGAGTATCATGGATGTGGCACTGCAAGAAAGGGCCTCACGCAAAATCACTCTTACATCTACCTGAGTAGACGCCAGCCCTCCGACTGAGATACGCTGTTTGCGGATGATTCGGGCTGCCTGATTCAGGAAGATAACCCAACATTCCTCTACTTTCAGGTCTGCCATGTAGGGAAGCATCACTTCGTAAACATCTGCGCTGGAAGTTATACGCTTGTAGTTGTTCTTCCGTTCCTTGATTCTCTTGTATAGTTCAATGACTGCCAGTGCCATATCTCGGCGTGCCGGTGTAAGCAGGTTGCAAATGTCTTCTATTGACACATTGCTGCCGTTCGCTAACATGGCGTTCACCTGATTGCTTGTTTCCTTGTTGTTGGTAAGCTGATAAACTACTTCTGCGTCGCTCAAGTGGCGGCATTCTCCGCAAATTTCGAATAAATCTTTCATGATGTTGTTTATTAAATTGTTAGACAAATAAGGTTTTCGCTAAAAACATTCCACCGATAACGGATGCGCCAAAACTTTCAAGGTGGCAGGCAAAACGAGCGTAGGAGTAACCACGGGTTATCACGTCATCGAAGACAAGCACTTTTTTACCTTTGAAAAACTCCTTGTCGAAGTTGATTACCTGCACGTCGTTTACGTGCTTCCCTGATTTGCTTTCGTGGATTGCCAGCCGTTCACCCTCTACCGTGATATGGCTGTATCCGTTTACCGCTCCCGATAGTCTGGCCACTTCTTCCGAAAACTCTCTGTATCGGATTTCATTTTTCCGCTGGCTGCTGGCTGGGATACAGACAAACACCATGTCACTCGCTGACGTGCCAAACTGCTCACGGATTTTCTTTGCGACAAGTTGGGCAGCTGAAACGGCACATTTACCGTCTTTGAATGCCCACACAAATTTTCTCACCTGCCAGTCTCTTGCGCTGGCTTGATACTTTGTAGGCAGGTAGTCAAAGAAGTTGAACATGTACTTTCTGCACTGGTTTAGCATGGATTCGGTAAAGGTTTTCATATCGGTAGTTTTTGGAGTTTTATTCTTGAACCTCGAGCCGAGGTAGTGAGCCTTTTTTCTGCTCTTCCTTCTCTGAGGTTTTTTTTATTCCGTCGCCTTTCGCTGTCGGTTTGTTTCGCCTTTTACACTGCGTCAAAAGGTGTTGCCAGCCGTGAAAGACAAGTTTTCACCGTAAAGCCGGGCCTTGAATACTACCCTGAAAGGGTGGAGATTTTTACAGTGAACAGCGCCTGAACTTGGCATACGGCAGGCAACATTTACCTTTGCAGTGAAGAAAAGGCGTAACTGACAGGGGAGGGGACACCGATGTAAATTCCGAAGAGAAGAACAGAAGAGCAGTAGACACATTCATAGCTTTAGCTATACCGCCAGTAGGGAAAGCAATGGGGCGGGTGGGCCGCTGCGTGAACGCTATCTCCAGCACAGAAAGACTACCGAGTGTCTTTCTACCTTGTTACCCGGAAAATCCTCTGGATTTTTCGGGCGCCAGCAGGTTGTGTGGCAGTCAATTAGCCCGAAAAAACAGGCTTAAACAGGGGGATTTGCTTGGATTTTCCGGCCATCCGAAACGAAAACGGCACACAATCAAACGAATACGCCCACCAAACACCGCATTTTATGCGGAAGTAGCGGAAGCTACCCCCCACCGCCCTACGCCATAAACCTAATTAGCACCTTTGAAAAAATCGGAATATGTAACGGCACACCTTTCTACGCGCACGGTACACGCCAACTCGCGCACAAAAAAACAGCCCCGACAACCATCTGCACGGTCATCAGGGCTTACCCTAAGAATAAAACTAATTAGCTTTTTGAAAACTACATAGAGGATGTCACAAACATGTCGAATGTCATCTGGGGAAAGCGTTCACAGCCGATACACAGCGTATCGAACGCATCCGAGCCGTCCGTTCTCGCCTGAAGCTGGTCTTCTTCTGTCTCTGCCAGCTTTTCACCCCGCTTGTCTTTGCCCCCGTTGTACACACCTGCAGTCTGCACGGAGATAAGCAGGTCTTCGTTATTCTGTTCGTTGAAGAAGGGGATGAGCTTAGCCTTTCCAGCAAACATACGGTTGAGGAGCAGCCACTTCTCGATGTGCTTCATCGGGGGACCTATATAGACAGAACGCACCTCCCAACCTCTGTCCTGGAAAGCACGCTCGATGACGTAATGAAAGTCTTCGTCATTGACCGCATAGTTTGAGCCTAAGGCCGTACTGTCGTAATAGAATATCACTTCCTTGCGTCGCTGGTGCCGGTAATACTTGCAGAAGTCATCCACCAGGGCCTCGAGCTTACGCTCATATTTTACCCAGAACGACTTAATCACCTTCAGCCGGTTCCGGTCTGGCTGGCCGGCTACCAGCCAGTTGATGTTCGCGTTGAAGTCAAAGGCGATACAGATGGGCTTATCCCTATCGAGGTCAGCATCCATCAGGCAGGAAGGCTCCTTGATTTTGTCGAACTGATATTCCAGACTGTCCAGGTAGCTGAAGTCAGTCGCATTGTATTTGTGCCCTTCCGTCATGCTGGAGTAGAAGCCGTCTCGACTGATACCGATACGTCGGCAGAGGATGGCCGTCTGAAAGGTAAGTGGGGGAAGGTCACGCTTCATCTGATTAATGAATGCTTCACCCAGCAGCTGCATGTTCTCAATCGTGGAGAACTCGCGGTACAGAACTGCCACAGAACCCATGCGGCACACGTCACGGTTCAGGGTACGCAGATAGTCTTTCAGGTACAAAGGAACGGGTCCTGATTTAGCCTGAAGGTCGCGGATGCGTTTCTTCGTCCGCCAAATCTCATGTACTGTCGCCTGGATGACTTCAATCAGTTCCGGGTCGCATTTCTTTTCGTAGTCCAGGAACCAGGAACCTTTTTTTGTGACCGGCATATCAGAGGTAATCAGCATGCCATGGTGGAAGTAGTGATGGCCGAAATATTGCTTGTTACCACGGTTTGCCGGAAGAGTTTCGTCTTTCAGCTGCTCGAAGTCGATGTACTTTGCTTCATCGATGTCCAGGTAATCCAGTGAAAAGGAGTTGGAAGTTCCGGAACGGTCCTGGCTGATGATGTAACCTATCGAGCCGTTGTAGAAGGAAATCACATTCTCCCAGTTGTCGGGCTGGAAGATGGGTTCACCCCATCCCCAGGACTTCGGCGGTTTCTTGCCGATAGTCCAGTGTACGTCGCGCTTGAACCCCCAGCGTTGCCAGTGGATCAGCATGGACGGGATGGTGTTGGTGAGGGCACGTTTACAGTTGGCCGCCACAAATCCGGTGATGCTTCCTGGCATGCGCTGCATGTTGCGCAGGTTGATGGCGGCATGAATCGGACCTTTACCCCAACCACGTCCGGCACAAAGCACTATGTCTTTTGCCGGGGTGAATAGGACCTGCTGCTGGGTGTCATGGAAGTATTCTCTCATGGTTCGGGTGCCTCCTGTGATTTTTTAGGGTTGAAAATGTCGTCTTCGTTGAAGTCGGCATCCTCAAACTGGATGTCCTGGACATCCTCATTCATGTACTGCTTTATCTTATCCGCAATGCGCTGCCGGATGTTCGGTATCGGTTTGATTCCGATAATCGTCGGGTCGCTGTCCGGCTGGAAGGGTTGCACGACAATCTTGTCGTAGCCTAAGTCCTTGGCATCTTCCTTGTCGAGCTGCATGTATTTGGCGTAGTAGTTGTCACAGGCGGCCATCGCCCGGGCGTCCTTCATGCGCTTGGCCATCTCGTAACTCTCTTCGTTGCGCTGGATGAAGCGGTAACGATGGTAGTCCTTGGTGGCCTTGTTCAAATCACCCAGCAGGTATTTGATGATGCGGATGTCTTCGTAGGCAGCTGACTTCTGTATCTGGTATCGCTTCTGAAGCTCGAGCACTATTTCCTGTTCCCGAATGCGCGGGTACTGAAGCCAGTAATTATACATGTCCCGAAGCCGGAGCAGACGCTGCTGGATGACTTCGGGAATGTTACGCTCTCGCATCTCGTCGACCGAGGCGAAGAGGTTTTCTTTGGCAATATCAATCGTTGCGGGTAATGGCATAGTTATAAATCTTCGTCGGAATCCATGTCACGGATGTAGGAACCCACAAGCTGCACCGCCAGCGGGCTTCCGGCTTCGGCCAGCTCCAGCTCGTTTTGCCGGATCTGCAATGCCCGTTCGGCTTTCCCTTTGCGGTAGGCTATGCTGGCCGGATGGGACTTGTCGGAAATGATTTCTCGCAGACGGCGTTCGTCTACGTCCATCAGGACTGCAATATCCGATACCGGGGTGAGCATCGTGGCAAGTTCTTTGATTCTGTCAATCTGTGCTGAAGTGAATTCCATTGAGGTGTATGCTACGGATATTAATAATCTCTGAAAACTGGTCTCGTAAGGTAAGGAAGATGTCGGGCTGCGTCGTGATCATCGCACATTCGGTCCGGTTTCCTCGCGTCTGGTTCTGGCTGGTAACGACTGTAACCATCCAGCGGTCGTTCTCGATAAGCAGTACCTTGGAGTGATTCTCCGTGAGGTACACATCATCGAATACGGAAGACATAAAGGTGTACAGATTTACAGTTTTCTTGGCTGCCTTCAGGTCGGCCATCAGGACAGAGTGAAGAATCAGCTGCCGTTTTCGAAGAGAGAACAATCTGCGCAAGAACTCCTCGGAAGTAGAGAAGGTGGACACGTAGACTTTAGCCGGTCCGGTCTGTGACAGGATGAACTCGAGGACATCAAAAAGCTGAAGCCGGTTATCCAGGTACGCCTGTAACGGCATATCGGATAACGGCTCCAGCAATCGGTTTACATGTTTCATGCTTTCAACCCTAATTCACGTAAGGCATTCACCTGGTCTTCTCCTACGTTGTTTCCGGTGGAGATAAGGAAGTCGTATCTCTGCTGTACTTTGGCCAGCAGCTTCTCGTACTTCTCCTGGTCTCCGGATTCCTTCAGCTCTGCCAGTTTCTTCTTGTTGTCTGACAGATAGCCGCGGGCTGCACTGACTTTTTTGGCCATTTCAGCAGGGTCTTCAGGTGATTCACCTTCTGTACCGTCGGCACCCTGAGTGTCCGGATTGAAATGGTCGTACTTGTTCATGTTATCCCGATATCTGGCATCCAGCTCTTCCAGTTGCTTCAGGTATTCGTACCTGTCGCATGGAAGAGCATCCTTCATGGTTTTCAAAGTCTCAAAAGTCTGCTTCAGGCGGAAGTAGATGTCTTTGTTGTCTTCCCACAGCTGACGGATTTCTTCGGGTAGTGAATCATGATCCGCGCGTTTGCCTTTGGCAATGGTCGCCTCCTGTGGCGTGTCGTCGTCGGAACTGATTTCAGGTTGGAAGGTGGCCAGTGTTTCAGCTACGGCCGGAACCAGCTCTTTGTCCATCTTGACCACGTCCTGAATCGTCTTTCGGTCCAAGCGGATGGCCAGGTGTTTCTTCAGCTCATATTCAATCTTGCTTGCAAACTTCTGCGGATTGTGGGAAATGTTCTGATAAAGGATGCGGTTACGGGTCAGCTTGAGTACCATTTCCGCACCTTTCATCAGGTCACGCTTGGCCGGCTCCGTATTGAGCCAGCCTTGCATGTTTATGGTTAATTGTTCATCTATATACATAAAACTATCTCCTTATGATTATGGCCCTGGTTCAATGGCACTGCCATCCGCTCCGGAGATGTCGCCATTTTCTGTTTCGATTTTACCAGTGTAGAACGGTGACGGGCAAATGTCCGTACACTGTGCCGTGAGGGTAGTTCCCGCTGTACCTGTTTCTCCTTCGCCGGAGGTCTGGGAGATTGTTGTATCAGGATCATAAGCTTCTGAACCTATCACACGGAACTTTCCGTTACGCTGCTGGCATAGATAAATCATCTCATCGTTATTTGCCTGTCGGCAAAATCCTGATGCTTCTTCGTCTGTACCGGCATATAACAATGTGGCTTTGTTAAGAATCGTTTTGGAAGGCTTTTCACCTTGCGAATCAGAGGTAATGTTGGATTTGGTGGTCAATACCTCCAGGTACTGCCATTTCTTGTCTGCCGCCAGCACAAAGTCGCCTTCGTATGTGGCTAATGCTGCCATGCTCTCCGCTCCTTCAATGTCAGGAAGCACCGGCCATTTTTCAATCCAGCTTTTCGGAGCAAAGAAAACCTTACGTCTGATACCTGGCTGCGAGGTCTGACCTGGGCACCAGGAAAGGGATTCGTACATCCCTTTGCTTGTACAATCTACTGCCATAATTTACCCTCCTATGCCAGCGAGAACCGGAGTTGTACCGTCGATGGTACCCACCAGCAGACGCTCTTTAGAAATTGTTTCAAATTCAGCACCAAAAAACATGGTAGCAACAAAGTCAAGTTTGAATGGATGATGCTTTTCTACCAGAATCGTTTCCTTATCAGTACCATTACCGTAACCAACAAGCATATTACTTTTTGTAGTAAGGTGAATGAAAGCGGAACCGGCTTTGTTAGCCAGAGGAACCAGCTCACATCTATTGTTAGAACTTTCGAGAAACGTCTTCTCAAATGACGTATTATAAGGAACATGGCCAACGGTAGCCTGATAATCGTCTACATAGTTGTCATAAACACCCTGAGGAATAAACAGTTTAGTTTGAGTTTCTCGCAACACAGGGTCGGCAGCACGGTAGAATTCCTTTAAAACATCCACAGCGTTGTCTTTGCTGATAGCCTCGATAGTAAACATGTTTTTGAGGTCTGTAGAAATCTTGGAAGCGTCCATTTCTGTTTTTGTGATGGTATCAAAACCATTAAAAAGGTCTTTTGATTTTGTTCCACTCTCATTACGTTTAGCAGACCATAAGACAGCATTAAGATTAGCTCCGAGTTTAGCAGAAAGGAAAGCAAGAACCTGACGGGTGATGTCGACATTCTTTAAAGCTTCCCCCTTTGAAATCAAGTTGCCATAAACTGTTTTCCATACAGAGTTCGGGGAAAACTTTTTCACTACGCTACCTAAGAAAGTCTCTAATGTACGCGGATCAATGGATACACCATTTTCATCAACACGCCCTTCATCATACGGCCCGAGTTCAATGTCACCATTAACTTCACCTACAGTCTCTTTCCCTATAACACCAGGTCTCTGAGACATGTGCTGCAAAGTTGAAGCCATGGCAAGAACAGGCATCATAAGCAATTCTTTTCTATACTTGACAGCCGACTTGGCAAGCTGTTCATCAGTAATCTGTACGTAACCTTTTGTATCTGCCATATTATAACAATTCTTTTACGTTGTTGAACATTTCTTGTGCTGTGTTGAACTTTGTGAGGTCATCATCCTCACCTTCGTCACCATTAATGTGAGTAGTGTCTTCACCATCGGTCTTTTTCAGGTTCTCATTCTGCTTTTTCAGCTCTGAAATCTGATTGTCTTTATCAGAAGATTCCTGTTCCAGATTGGTGATGCGGTCATTGAGGGCCTTGACCTGTTCTTCGGTAAGCGTTACTTTACCATCCTTGTCAACTTCCACACCCTCGATTTTCAAGATGGAATTGACTTTCTGATAATCCTTTTTCATTTGTGTTGTTGAATGATTGAGTGGTTTATTTTGTGCCTGTGGAGTATCCGGCTGGTGTCCCTTGAATAATTTGTTCACGAAATTGTTGAACCAACTGGGCGCGGTTTCTGCTTCCGGACTTTCGGTCTTGTTCTCCATCGAAGGCAATGCCGGAAGATGGAACATGTTGAAGCGGGTCTTCATGGCATCGTCGAAGTTCAGTTTTGAGCCGTCTTCTACGATTTCGTCAATGAATCCGTATTCAAGTGCTTCCTGGGCAGTAAGCCATCGTCCTTCTTTCAGGATTGGAAGAATGTCATCCACTTTTTTCTTGCATTTGTTGGCGTAGAGGTTGGCCAGCACCAAGTCCATCTTGTCATTCTCCAGCTTGTTAGCCTTCAGGTCGTCGATAAGCTGCTGAATCTGGTCGGCGTTGTAGTTGCCCCAGGCATCCACCCAGTTTGACACCTTATGAATAAGATAGAATGCATATCTGGACATGCAGGTTTTCTTGGCACCGGTAGCCAGGATGGTAGCCGCGCTGGCTACGTATCCATACAGGTAGCAAGTCACGTTGCCGTGATCAAGAAACTGCTGCCGGATGTCGAGCGCATCGTCCACCGAGCCACCGAGGGACGATACACGCACATTGACAGGCTTGTTTTTCAAACCTGACATCTGGCTTCGGATATAGTTCTTCGAATATCCCCAAGGACCGATGTGTGAATCAATACTAATACTATAATCCATGTTGTCGAAAATTAGTCTACGCAATATTATACCTTATATATATTGCATAAAAAGACTCTAATCTAATATGGCAAGCATCGGAATAGGGGAGGTCAGGGTTACTGTGACGGTAACACCTGCCCGTCCACTAGCTGCGGACGGAAAAGTCTCTTCGTTTTGTATGACGGGGTAGGGTTTTTCGGATGAACCAATCAGGAACTGGGAGCCGGTGACGGTTGTTACCTTGAAGCAGAACTTTTTGGCACCAGGTAGCAGCTTCTTTGACCGGAACATGGTGAGTTTGGTGGTGAAAATGCGTTGTTTGTTCTCGATTTTGTCGGAAATCTCGACTGAACTCAGCCCGATGGTCGAAATTGGGCTGAATTGCTGGTAGACATTCAGCCATACTCCCCGGTCGGCTATGATGTCTGAATGCTGAAGGTGATAGGCCTCGATGCATTCTACTTTTCTAATGTTCTGAATCAGATGTACCATGATTATCGTTATTGGATTATGTGTGTTCGGTGTTGTTTGGGTTTGTACAAAAACGGCCTACTCATCCGAGTGTTTTCTGGTTAAAGAACCTAAAAAGATACCTCTCCGGCTATAACTGGTCCTCATGCGGTAGTATTTCTGTCTGACAGTCTCCGAATAGTCGTCATCGATGCCGTGCATTTCACACCAGGCAGCGATGGTCTTGTTCAGGCCGCAATCGCGCTTGGTTAGGTCGCTCATCTCATTCCAGAGGTTCGCCCGGAACAGGTCTTCGATGGTCTCCTTTACAGCTGCCTTGGCTTTTTTGCCCAGGTAGTTATAATATTGCGGCGGTTTGGCTTTGCTGTCGGGAATGACGATGGCTGTCAATTCGTCTTCTGCCATTTCCGGCTGAACTTCCGGTGGCCTTTTCCGGAGGAACCGGCGGATAACAGCATTCTCATTACTCTGCGGTGGAAATACCACCGGATTTCCCAGGCTATTGTGAAGCCATTGCTTTAAATAAGGCTCCAGTTTGATATAAAACACAATGTGGCTCATAATGAATTGATTATCTATTACAAATATAATATATATATTACTTTTTAGATAAATAAATATGCTATTAATGTGCTCCAAAAGCAAAAAGTATATTTCCAGATATGACATACTTTTTGCCTTCTACACCTTCTACACTTTCTACAGAAAATAAAATATGCTGGTAGTCAATAGTTTATAATTTTATAAGGCTTCTACAATTGTAGAAATTATGTAGAAAATGAAGTAATTTGTAGAAGGTTTTAACAAAAACGGCATTTTGTAGAATTTTGTAGAAGGTTTGTAGAATGTATGTAGAATATATAAATATCTCATTATTAACATTGTAGAAGGTGTAGAAAGTGTAGAAGCCTTTTTCACCCCATTTGAAAAAGGGTGAGTACTGCTCCGGGCATATAAAAAAAGGCGCAGCGTCCTCACGACGCCACGCCTTTCTACAACTCTAAAACCATTTTTATTACTCATCTAAATCATCACTTGTAGTCTCATTGCCTTCCACCTCTACTTCGAGGTTAATATTATAAGTATCCTTAATCATCTTGTAATCGAAACACAGGGCAATATCCGGTGTCGAGGTCTTTTTGTAGGATATTCCTCCGGTGGAAGTCGTTTCTATTTTCTGAACTTCCACACCACGCTGTATGTTTTTGAACCGGACTGAGTTCTTTTTACCCATGTATTCCTTGGAGTTCTCCAGGTAGTACACCAGCGAGCCTTCCGGAAGAATTGAATCGCCAACCTGCTTGCCGAACTTTTTATACAGCATGAAGATGCGGTTCTTGCGCATCATAAGGATGGCCTTGGGTTCCTGGTACTGCTGTTCAATCTTTATCAGGTTACTTTTGAACTTATTGACATATTCTATACGGTAGTCACCTTCGATAAATATCTCACCATCCTGCTGCAGATAAGATACCACATTCCAAAAGTTGGCCAATTCATTGTTGCTTTTACATTCTGCGTTCTGACGGATTATGCCATCCAGTGTAACCTTGCGAATATCCTGGTATGAAAACGGCAAGTCAAGTACACCCTCGAGCGTTCTGAAGGCTGCCAGCGGTATGATCCAGTTACGCAAGATTCGGTCTTCCACTTTCTCCGCCCCCAGTCCTTCAATAATGTCTGACAAACAGGAATGAAAGTTGCTGACGAACTGTTGCTCCATCTTGGCCCGATGACGCAATATTTGAAGGGTCAGGTGTGACAGGCCTCGTTTGCGAATGTCTACCAGTTCGCTGTATCGTTTCTTTTCCGTATCGGTAAATTCTGATTTGGAAAACGTCAGGAATATAAGTCTACTGAAGAGAGCTATATCAGCTGTTGCCATCTCCTGTCCGGAAAGGATGACTCCTGAGTCAACGGCTGTTATCTCACGCTTCTTGTCTCTGTCCATGTTGATACGGCTGCGCCCGGCTCCATCCCATAAACCTTTCAAGTATTCGCGTTTGTCGATGTCAATGTTATTTTTAAACTCATCAATATGTACCAGGGCGTTTGAACATTGTGCTACCAGCTCGGCCAGTGCCGGGATAGTGGCATTCTGAATGTTGGGAGGTGTGTTGTCGATAATGAACAAGGACATCAGGCTGTGACCGAGCTCTGACTTTCCTGAACCTTTCGGCCCGAACAGGTTCAGGATGGGGAAGCTCTTGGTATAACCGGTAATCACGTCACGGAACAATGTGGCCAGGAGAAAGCAGATACCCACTTTGGCATTATCTCCGAAAACTCCTACCAGTTTGGTAAAGTAGTCTCTCATGGAGATGCCGGAGTAGTTCAGGTGGACAAATCGCCGCTCGAACTGGAACAGTTTGTCATCATCCCGGTAAATTAGACTGGAGGCCGGAAGGTAGTAGTTTCCTTTATCGCCCAGGCGAACAATGCCATAATCGTCTACCGGATGCCATTCGGTATCAAATACTCCATTGCCGAACGCATAGAATCCTTTGCGCTGCCACCCTAACTGGGTAATCTCCACTGCGGTTTCCGTCTGCTCATAGAGATACATCTTCAGGCGTGTCATTTCTTTTTCGGTAGCCAGCCAGATATAGTTACCCAGTCCTTCGACCTTCTGTTTGAACTTTGATAACGACACCAGGTCTTCCTGCTTCATCTCCACGATTTCCTCCTGGCGGTTCTGGTTCTTGATGCGGTACAATCGCTTGGGATTAAGAGAGTCCTTGATGTGAAACATCGGTTGCATCACGAAGTTTGACCACTGATATTCTTTCCCGTCGTTGGTCGAGTAATAACAGTTGTTGGACTCAAAGAACCCATATTTGGCCAGCAAATCTCGGTTGATGGTCTGTGTCTTGTCTGCCCTGGATTCGGAAATTTTTTTCTTTTCACGGTTGATGGCCGTAAGCCAAAGATTCTTATGGTTATAGATTTTCTTCAGCTGCTCCAGGTACATTTGTTCTTTGACTTCATCGCCAACCATGGCCACCATCTGGGCAATCTTGGATACGGCTGAACTTTTGTCCTCGGTGGTACCGTCAGCCTTGAAAGCATATCCGGCATACCAGGTGATGAAATCTACTTCGTCAAGGTCTTTGAACTTGGTACGGCTGGTACAGTAAGAGTCCGGATCATTTTTCGTATTTCCTTCACCACAGGGAATCTCCTTTACGGATACGGAGAAACCGCACTCCATAGCCAGTTGGCCGGACTTGATGACAGCAGCTATTCCGGTACCGTATTGTTCGCCTGGTTTGATGGCGTCCGCATCCGGAAGGAAGCAAAGGGAAGTGGCATACCTTTTAATCTGGTAGAACTGTTTCTTTGTCCAGGCAGCACCCAGTGAGGCAATGGTGTTGTTTACGCCGATGGACTGCAGGCGCATTACATCGGGGGCACCTTCTACGCAATAAAACTTTTCTTCTTTGGCGGCCTGCCTGATGGCGTTGTCAATACCAAATATGCTGTCGGACTTGTCATATATATCGCTTTGACAGGAGTTGAGGTATTTGGGGGTACCATCCACTTCGCTCATGTCGCGGGCTGTCCACCCGATGATGTTCCGGAACCGGTCGCGGATGGGTATCATGATACGGTCACGATAGAAGTCATAGTACCCGTCACCCTCCTTGCGCTTCCGGATCAGTCCGCACTCTACCATCAGGTCGGCAGAGTATCCGGCCTTGATGGCTGTGTCTGCAAAAGCGGACCAGGAAGGAAGTGCATAACCGATACCCTGCTCCTGAGGATATTGCTCACCCCATCTCTGTTTGATTTTGGCCCGTGCAGCGTCAGCTTCTGTTTTTTGCAGGTTCGCAAGAAAGTATTGAGCCGCAAATTCATTTATTGCGAACATGGACGCACGTTTGCGAATTGCCTTTAGCTCTTCCGGATTTTTCTCTTCTTTCTTGTCTTCTATATCGATACCGTATTTGTCGGCCAGCCAGTGACACGCCTCTGGGAAGTTCATGTTATTTATTTTCTCCACAAACTTAATGACGTTGCCACCTTCTTTGCAAGCACCGAAGCAGTACCATAAGCCGCGTGCCTGGTCTACCATGAAGGACGGGGTGTCTTCCTGATGGAACGGACAGCATGCCTTGTATCTGACTCCGGACCGTTGCAGCTGGACGAATTGTCCTACTACGTCTACTATGTCGGCACGATCAAGAATCTTTTCTATGTCTGAGTTGGAAATCATGTTTTAGAGTGTTTTGGATACCGGCAAATATCAGGTATTTGCCGGCTTTATAAAAGATAGATTAGAAGTGTATGTCGTGATCACGCAGACGGGTATTGTTGTTGATGTTGTAACAACGTCCATAGCCATCCCATCGGACTCGTTTTCGCCGGGGTGTATTTTTTGAGATACCGTTATTCAACGATTTTCGGCATATTATGATGTAACCGGTCACCTTACGTACCAGCATGTCAGAAGTGTAATAGACGTGCTCAATTTGTTTGGTATGGAAGACGGATTCCCATTCTTCCATTTTGTGTAATTTCATGTTTCCCATACTCATCCTTTTAATTCGTGTTGTTCATTCTCTAATAAAACTCCTGCTATGTATCCATTCAACACATCAAGAATAAATATTCGTTCATTCTCTGTGTAGCCTTGAATATGTTCCCGGACAAAACTAAGTTCCATCCGTGCCACCTCCTTCAGCTCTTCTCCCCTTGGAGAGAGATAACCGATACCGGCTATCTCGGCCGATATTTCCGGATTTGTATTTTTTGTGTGGTCTGTCATAATATTCCTCTTTTTACCAGACGAGATATTGCTATTTCTTCTCCCAAGCCAATTAAAAGCCAAGGATCGGCATATTCAACAGTAATATTCGACATATCCTTATATTCAGCATGCTCCTCAATCTTTATGATACGTAATACACATTTATTATGCGTTTTTTCGATTTTCATCTTTAGTATATCAGTAATTTCTTTATCGCATAAAAAACTTATTTTTTCCATACTACTATATTTTCATCAGTCATCCTCTATAATTTTCTTCCCACAAAAAGGGCAGTACTGGTAAGTTAAGTCAATACTGCTTTGACTTTTACAAAAGGTACCATCCTTTTTTTTCTTTCGATATAAAACCTCTATAGAAGGAAGTAAACGTATCTTTCCATTAATAGGCGTAAATACACCTCGTATCATTGCATGGGGGTCACCTGTGGCCTCCCTCACTTTTTCCTTTGCTTCTTCAAAACAATTACATGCCATAATCAATCCTCCTTTTTCTCGAAAACGTTAATAGGGAACCAGTATATTTTACTCTGTTTTTTTGATTCTTCATATACCATTTTTCTGACTTTGAATACCATATCGACATCCCGAAAAGCAGATTGGAATCTTGTTTTCATTGTAGTGGTATCTGTAACCATTACAATAGCTATTAATAAAGTATCTATCATAATTCAAAATTGTTATACCAGGTAATAATTTGACTTGTATTCTTGAGGTTTAGTTTTACCTTAATTGCCTGTATGGTATTGTGTACCGTATGGATTGAGATATATAATCTGTCTGATACTTCTTGCGGGGTCAGTCCTTCGGCTAGTGCTGCTGCTATTTGTAGCTGTCTTACGGTAAGGGCTGATGTACGTTTGGGATTGCATATCACATTCTCATACTGACAGTCACCGGAACCTCTCAGAGGACAATGTACTTGCTCGATATTGATATTCCCGTCGATAAAATCTATCTTTTGGGTATCCAGTTCTCCACAATTACATCGTATGAAGCGATTCACTATTCTGAATTTTTGGTATCTGGAATTTTTGCTTGACTTGGAATAGCATTGTTCAAGTGCGTGGTACGCATCGGAATAACACTCTCGTATAGTATCCAGTAATTCATCTACTACTTCCCGGCTGGATTCTGATAGCCGAGTCGTATAGTTGCCGTCATCACACATTACATAGCCTGATGGCGTGTTGTAGAACTCAACTTGATTTCTCATTTTCTTTTTGAATAAACCTCTCTATCGCTTCGCGTTCAAGTTTGGTCCAGGAATTGTTTCTCATCTTGTAGAAGAAAGAAGGGTAGGATATTCCGCACAATTCAATTACATCTTGAATGAACTTACTTTTCACTTTACCCGATAGAGATGAATAATAGTTAGATATTACCATTTCTGTTACTTTTTAGATGATTATATTATTTGCTATTGATTTAATTATTAATTTTATAACACAAAGGTATTCTTTATTGTCTAATATGGATAATAAAATATCCATTATTTGATAATAGGTATATTTATTTATACTCATTAAAAATAGAAGAAAGGATGTTTAACGGTCGTATTATTAATGATTTAATAGAGAATAAAAGGGCTAAAAAGATAGATGTATATAATTATGCAGGTATAACAAAATCTACCTTAGATAATATCATTAAGGGAACAAGTATACCGAATTGTAATACTCTGGAAAAGATAGCAGACTTCTTTGAGGTTTCCATTGATACATTCTTTGTTCGTGAAATTCAGGCCGTAAAGAGTATCGGAAACAATGTTACAATTAACGGAAACTTAAATAGTGTAAGTAGTGACATCCTATTGAATGAATCTAAAAAAGAGGTAGAGCATCTAAAGGAACTGTTAGCTGAGAAAGAAAGATTAATTCAAGTGTTAATGAAGAAATAATGTATAATGGCAATATTATTAGACAGTTATTGGTAGAAAGAAATATACCTAACAAGGAGCTTTTAAGATACCTTGGTACTGAAGCCAATGCTTCTTTGGCTCAGATTGTCAACGGGAATCCCACCGTGAAACGTCTGGAGAAAGTGGCGGATTTTTTCGGGGTGTCGATGGATGTGTTCTTTGAGCGGGAGAAACCTTTCAAGGCTTATCCATCAGCTCATGGAGATAATGAGCAGCAGTACAAAGAAAAAATCGAATTGCTGGAACGTTTGCTTGAAGAGAAAGATAAAAGAATTCTACTCTTAGAGCAAATGAATCAGTTGGTTAACCCCACTGAAAGTCGGACAGATTTGGGACAAACAATATAAAATAATCACATAATTCGAAAACGTAACAGCTTGAATATCAAGATAGGGAAGGAGGGAGAAAGTTTCCATAGAGTTCGAGCCTCTCTTCCCGTGCCGAGATAAAAAGCTGTAACTG